GATAAAGTAGTTCCTATATCAAATAATTATCCTTTCTTTTTTAAACCTATTCAGGATGGTATGGATAAGCCAAAAACAGAATTAGCATACAGAGTACCAGCATCTAAGATTACTAAAAAAAATATGTACTTAACCGAACAAGATGAGTTAGAAGGACTTGACACAACTATTGACTGGAAAAACACCTCCGACAACTCATATGATGGTGAAAAATTACAATACTTATTACATGATGAAAGCGGAAAATGGGAAAAGCCAGAAAATATTTTAAATAACTGGAGGGTAACTAAAACTTGTTTAAGATTAGGTAGCAAAATTATTGGAAAGTGTATGATGGGGTCTACCTCAAATGCTTTAGATAAAGGAGGTTCTAATTTTAAAAAATTGTATGAAGACTCAGACGCAACAAAAAGAAATCAAAATGGACAAACAAAATCTGGCTTATATAGTTTGTTTATTCCTATGGAATGGAACTTTGAAGGTTATATAGATAAATATGGTATGCCTGTATTAAAAACTCCAGAAAAACCAGTTATAGGTATTGATGGTGAAGATATTAAAATAGGAGCTGTAGATTATTGGGAAAATGAAGTAAGCTCTTTATCTTCTGATGCAGACGCTTTGAATGAGTTTTACAGGCAGTTTCCCAGAACAGAGTCTCATGCTTTTAGAGATGAGTCAAAACAATCTTTGTTTAACTTAACTAAAATATATCAGCAAATAGATTATAACGATTCATTGATTTTAGATCATCACGTTACCAGAGGTTCGTTTTCGTGGTTAAATGGCGTAAAAGATACTACTGTTGTTTTTAGCCCTAATAAAAGTGGTAGATTTTTAGTAACTTGGACTCCAGGAGCTGCTTTACAAAATAGAAAAATATCTAAAGGAGGAAGATGGTATCCAGGAAATGAACATATTGGTTCTTTTGGATGTGACTCTTATGATATATCTGGAGTTGTTGTGGGCAAAGGTTCTAATGGCGCTTTGCACGGAATGACTAAGTTTAATATGGATGATGCGCCCAGTAATGAATTTTTTTTAGAATATATTGCAAGACCTCAAACAGCAGAAATATTTTTTGAAGAAGTTTTAATGGCTTGTGTTTTTTATGGTATGCCTATACTATGTGAAAATAACAAACCACGATTATTATATCATTTTAAAAACAGAGGTTACAGGGGTTACTGTATGAATAGACCAGACAAAAGATTTAATAAATTATCAAAAACAGAAAGAGAGTTAGGAGGTATTCCAAACTCATCAGAAGACGTAAAGCAATCACACGCAGCTGCAATAGAATCTTATATTGAAAAACATATAGGATTAGATTTAGAAGGTACTTTTAGAGACACAGAATCTATGGGTACAATGTGTTTTCAAAGAACATTAATGGACTGGGCAAAGTTTGATATTAACAATAGAACAAAGTTTGACGCATCTATAAGTTCCGGATTAGCAATTATGGCAAATCAAAAGCACCTGTATACACCTACTAAACAAAAATCAAAAATAAGTGTTAACTTTGCAAGATATAACAATAAGAGTTCTCTAAGTCAATTAATAAGATAAATGAAGGGAGTAACAATAGATATAAAATCTGCCGCATTTCCAGATCAATTTGTACCTGACGCTAAAAAGGCAACAAAGGAATACGGATTACAGATAGGACAAGCGATACAATACGAATGGTTTAGAAAAGGAGCGGGATATAACTCGTGCCGATTTTATGACCAATGGTTAGAGTTTAATCGTTTGAGATTATATGCCAGAGGCGAACAATCAATAGCAAAATATAAAAATGAGTTAGCAGTAGATGGAGATTTAAGTTATTTAAATTTAGACTGGACTCCAGTTCCTGTAATTCCTAAATTTGTTGATATAGTTGTAAATGGAATGAGCGACAGATTATTTACTGTTCAAACATACGCACAAGACGCAATGTCTTCAGAAAAAAGAGGTGAGTTTCAGCAAATGGTAGAAACTAATGTTATAGCAAAACCTTTGTTTCAACAAATAGAAAAAGATTTTGACGTTGAAGTTTTTCAAGTAAACCCTGATGAATTACCAGAATCAGATTTAGAAATGGAACTTTATATGCAAATGAATTACAAACCAGCAGTTGAAATAGCAAATGAATGTGCTATAAATACTATACTGGCAGAAAATCATTATGAGCAAACAAGAAAAAGGTGTGACTTAGATTTGATGACTTTAGGTATAGGAATGACAAAGCACAGCTTTCAATTAGGAGATGGTGTTAAAGTTGAATATGTAGACCCTGCAAACGTAGTATATAGTTATACTGAAGACCCTCATTTTAAAGATTGTTTTTATTGGGGTGAAATAAAAACCATACCAATAGGTGAAGTTTTAAAAATTAATCCTGATTTAACTGAAGATGATTTAGAAGAAATATCTAAATACAGTCAAGCCTGGTATCAATATTACAATGTAGCGGCTATGTACGAAAACTCAATGTTTTATAGAGACACTTGTACTTTGTTATATTTTAATTACAAATCTACTAATAGTTTTGTTTATAAGAAAAAACAAACAGCAGATGGTAATTATAAAGTAGTTCCTAAAACTGATGAATTTAATCCACCAGAAGAAATGATGGAGGAGGGTAACTTTGAAAGAGTAGAAAAAAGAATTGATGTTTGGTATGATGGAGTTATGGTTATGGGGACAAACATTATTATTAAATGGGAGCTGGCAAAAAATATGGTTAGACCACAGTCGGCAAGTCAACACGCTATGCCAAACTATGTTGCTGTAGCGCCAAGAATGTATAAAGGAAATATAGAGTCCTTAGTAAGACGTATGATTCCATTTACTGATTTAATACAAATGACTCACATGAAGCTACAACAGGTTATTCAAAAAGTTGTGCCAGATGGAGTTTTTATAGATGCAGACGGATTAAACGAAGTGGACTTAGGAACAGGAAATGCATATGACCCATCAGATGCATTGAGATTATATTTTCAAACAGGTAGTGTTGTAGGAAGAAGCTATACTCAAGATGGTGAGTTTAATAACGCCAGAGTGCCTATACAACAACTAACAACAAATAGCGGAGGTAATAAAATGCAAATGCTAATAGGTAATTATAATCATTACATGAATATGATTAGACAGGTAACCGGTTTAAATGAAGCAAGAGACGGAAGTACACCTGATCCAAATTCTTTAGTTGGAGTTCAAAAATTAGCCGCATTAAATTCTAATACCGCAACTCGCCATATATTAGATGGTAGTTTATATTTAACACAAACATTAGCGGAAGCATTATCTATAAGAACAGCAGATGTTTTAGAATATTCAGATTTTGCAGATGAGTTTGCTATGCAAATAGGTAAATATAACATTGGGTTATTAGATGATATTAAAAATTTATACCTGTATGATTTTGGGATATTTGTAGAGGTGGCACCTGATGAAGAAGAAAAAGCCAGATTAGAAGCAAACATACAAATGGCATTATCTAAAGGTGGTATAGACTTAGAAGATGCGATTGATATTAGAGAAATTAAAAATATCAAAATGGCAAATCAACTCTTGAAAGTTAAAAGAAAACAAAAACAAAGACAAGATATGGAGCGTAAAGCTCAAGAGATGCAAATGCAGCAGCAAAATAATATGCAGGCACAGCAAGCCGCAGCTCAGATAGCAATAGCAAAAATTCAAGCAGAAGGCCAGAGTAAAATGCAAGTAAAGCAAGCTGAGATTGGTTTTGAAATTGAAAAAATGAAAAACGAAGCTGCATTAAAAGAACAGCTGATGAATACTGAATTTCAGTTTGCAGTTCAGTTAAAAGGAGCAGAAGAAGCTCAAATAAATAAAAGAGAGCAAAATAGAGAGAAGGCAAAAAATAAAAGAATTAGTCAACAATCTTCAGAGCAATCAAGATTAATTGACCAGCGAAAAAATAATTTACCTCCTATAAATTTTGAATCTAATGAAGATAGTTTAGACGGTTTTGATATGGCCGAGTTTAATCCAAGATAGCTAAATCTTGAGGTTAAATAATTATTAACTTTGTAAAAATTAAATTAAATAAAATGGAAATAAAAGTAAAAGAAGTTACTGATGTAACTGAAGAAAAATCAAAAGCTGAAATAGAACAAGAACTTTTAGAGAAGCATGAAGAAAAGTTTGAAGATTCAAAACAGCCAGAAACAAACGTAGAAACAACGGAAGCTCCAGTAGCTGAAGAAACAAAAGAAGAAGTAAAAGAAGAAACTCCATCGTCAGAGTTAAATGACGAAGACGTTCTTTCATATATTAAAAATAGATATGATAAAGAAATAAATTCAGTTGATGATTTATTTGCTCAAAAAGAAGTAAATGAAGAATTACCTGAAGATGTTTCTGCATATCTAAACTATAAAAAAGAAACAGGACGTGGTATTGAAGACTTTTATAATTTACAAAGAGACTACGATACTATGGACGAAGATTCTTTATTGGCTAACTATTACGGAGCGACCGAAGAAGGTTTAGACGAAATAGATATTCAAGATTTGATGGACGATAAATTTTCATATGATGAAGAGTTAGACGAGCCAAAACAAATTAAGAAAATTAAGTTAGCTAAAAAAAGAGAACTTGCGAAAGCAAAAAAGTATTTCAATGAACAAAAAGGTAAATATAAAGTTCCTCTTGAGTCAAGTGGGAGTGGATTATCTGATACGGACAAAGAAGCTTTGAGTGCTTATAAAAGTTACATAGAAGAATCTAAAACTGTAAATGAAGCAAACCGAAAAAAGTACGATTGGTTTCTCCAAAAAACTGATGAAGTTTTTAGCAATGAGTTCAAAGGTTTTGAATTTAATGTAGGAGAAAAAAGTTTTACTTATAAACCAGGAGATGCTGCTGAATTAAAAAACCGACAAGCAGACGTAAATAACTTTGTAAGTAAATTTATGGATGACAACGGTATGATTAAAGATGCAAAAGGCTATCACAGGTCTTTAGCTATAGCAATGAATCCTGATAAATTTGCTCAGTTTTTTTACGATCAAGGTGTGGCTAACGCTGTAGATGATGTTACTAAAAAATCTAAAAACATCAATATGGACATTAGAAATACACAGCAAGGTACTGTAAAAAATGGGTTAAAAATTAGACCGGTTGGTGACACAAGCAGTGGTAGAGGACTCAAAATTAGAAGTATAAAAAAAGTATAAATATTAAAAACAAAATAAATTATGTCAGTATTATCAACACCAGGATTTGATTTACAGCCAAGTGCTCAGAAACAGGTCCTTGCAACAAACTACATAACTAACTTTGATTTCTTGACTCAGTATTTACCAGATACTTATGAAAAGGAATTTGAGCGTTATGGAAATAGAACTATCGCATCTTTCCTAAGAATGGTAGGTGCAGAAATGCCAACTAACTCAGATATGATTAAGTGGGCTGAACAAGGTAGACTACACATTAAATACACTAACTGTACGTCAGGTACTGCTCAAGGAGCAAACGCATTGGCTACATATACTATTAACGATGCTTTTGACCCAGCTTTAGTTGCTGGAGAAACATCAGCAGGTTTAAGAGTAGGTCAAACAGTTATGATTTCAGACAACGCTGCTGGATCAACTTTGTCTAATAAAGGTGTAATCACTACAGCTCCGTTAGGAACTACAAGTGGTGGTGCAGTATTACTTGGAAATCAATTTGAAGTAGCTTACTACGAAGTAACTCAGGCAGTTCCACAAACAGCTTGTACTGTATTTATTTACGGTTCTGAATTTGCTAAAGGAACAGCAGGAATGTCAGGTTCATTAGAAGCTGATGATTTCATTTTCCAAAATAAGCCTATTATATTAAAAGACACTTATGAAGTAAGTGGTTCTGATATGGCTCAAATTGGATGGATTGAAATTCAAAGTGAAAATGGAGCAAACGGTTACCTATGGTACTTAAAGTCAGAGCATGAAACAAGATTACGTTTTGAGGATTACATGGAAACAGCTATGATTGAAGCGGTTCCAGCTGAAAACACATCTCAAGCTCAGATAGCTCTTGTTAGTGGAACTCCACAGGCGAATAATGACCAAGCAGGTTCTGAAGGTTTATTCTATGTAATAAATGACAGAGGAAATGTTTGGGGTGGTGGAAACCCAACTACATTAGCTGGATTTGATTCAATTATTCAAAGACTTGACAAGCAAGGAGCTATTGAAGAAAATGTTATTTTCATGAATAGAAACTTTAGCTTTGACATGGATGATATGTTAGCAGCTCAAAATTCTTATGGAGCTGGAGGTACATCTTACGGTCTATTTGATAATGATGCAGATATGGCTTTAAATCTTGGCTTTACAGGATTCAGAAGAGGTTATGACTTTTACAAGTCTGACTGGAAATATCTAAACGACCCTACAATGAGAGGTGGTATTACTGGAGGAAAAATTAGCGGTGTATTAGTACCTGCTGGTTCAACTACTGTATATGACCAAATCTTAGGTAAAAATGCTAAGAGACCATTCTTGCACGTTAGATATAGAGCTTCAGAAACTGAGGATAGACGTTATAAAACTTGGATCACTGGTTCTGCTGGTGGTGCTGCATCATCTGATATAGATAAGATGCAAGTTAATATGCTATCTGAAAGAGCATTATGTACTTTAGGTGCAAACAATTTCTTCTTATTCAAAGACTAAGAATAAATAATTAATTCAAAAGGGGAGGTTCGCCTCCCCTTTATTTAACTTTAATAAATTATAATAAAATGAAAAAACAAACTTATAAAAGTAAGACATATAGACTTACAAGAGGGCAAAGACCTTTGTCCTACACAATCCCATCAAGAAATACATCTCGTTCTCCATTACTTTATTTTGATGAAGAAACAGGAGTTAACAGACCATTAAGGTATGCAAGAAACCAAAGAAGTCCATTTGAAGATGAGCAGGATGGAAACGCTATTTTAGAACCTGTAGTTTTTGAAGACGGTATGCTTTATGTTGACCGCTCTAATCAAGTATTGCAAGAGTTCTTGCATTATCACCCACATAATGGACAGGTTTTTGAAGAAGTAGACAACGAAGCAGATGCAGCAAGAGATTTAGAAGAGGCTACTATGGAATTAAACGCTCAAGTTATGGCTATGGAGTTACCTTTAGAAAAAATGATTTCAGTAGCAAGAGCATTTATTGGAAACTCTGTAGATAAGATGACTACATCAGAAATTAAAAGAGACTTGTTAATGTTTGCTAAATCAAGACCAGAAGAATTACTTGCTATTATTAATGACCCTATGTTAGAATTACAAGACACAGTAATGCAAATGGAACAAGTAGGTTTAATAAAAATTAAAGGTAAAAATGTATTTTATAATTTAAAAAATAATAAAAAACAGATGTTAGTGGTTCCACATAATACAGACCCTTATGCTATTATTGGTACTTATCTTCAGTCAGATGAAGGAATACAAATGTTTAAGATACTAAAAAAGGCTTTAAATAAAGATAGTTAGATTGTTTATCTTTGTACTTTATTAATCATTAAATTTTTTAAAAATGACAAAATTTCTTTTTATAACAAACGCACCTAATACAGGTCAATTAATTAGCCTTAATGGCATAAAAAATATAGGAACAGCAAGTGCTACAGCAGCTACCGTTACAATTGATTACGTTGATAATACTACTACAACTGTAACTACTGCTAATCAAGTTGGTTCAGATGTTTACTTAGCAATAGTTAATGGAGCAGAAGAAGCTTTAGCTACAAGCTGGCAAAAAGCATATTTTCCTATGCTTTTACCAAAAGCTGTAACATCAATAGTTAACGCATAAATATATGAGAGCTAAATATTTAGAAATACCAGTTAATACAATTGTTTCAAGTGGAACATCGGAACTGGTTATAGGAACCACAGCTTCAGCAGGTATAGCCTCAGGAACCGCTACAAGTGACACTACGAATAAACTTGTTGATTCTGGCGCTACTTTTGTTGCAGACGGTGTTGTTGTTGGTGACATTGCATACAATGTTACTGATGGCTCTCAAGCTGCTATAACTGCTGTTGCTAACACAGAACTAAGTTTTGCTTCTGATTTATTTCCGGATGGTAATGAAAATTATGCTATTCGTAAGGAAA